TTTGATTGAGGTTTTATTTTCTTTTATTATTTTCCAAGTCATAGTTCCTCCTTAAACTTTTCTAATACAATAAATAATTCACATCGATGTTGTTGTGCTAAGTCTTCATCGTGATAACAATTAATATTAAAGTTATTACTTAAAACTTCTTCAAAGTTATCAAACATTTCTTGATGTCCAACATCAGCAGAATATACTTTTATCCAATGTTCTGGTTCTTTCATAGTTCCTCCTTGAACTTTTTCATTTTTTTACACCAGTCTTCATACTCGTGTTTTTTGGCACGCTCCCAACCGATTTGTTTACTGGTATACATGTTATACGCAGTAGATAATTTCACATATTTCCATTGGATATATGGCAAATCTTCTGGTCGATTGTAAGTGTATGGGTGTATGGGATTTCGTTTTACCCAGACATGTGTAGGGGGCATTCAATCACTCCGTTAATTAAATTTGACAAAACTCCTTTCTGTCTTTATGACTATAAATATTACACCATGGTGGTGTGATATACAAATGGAGTAATACTATGGCAACTTTTACAAGTGATATGGTAAGTGGTAACCAATCTTTCAAACCATTCCCAAGCGGAGCGGTTGGTGTAAGAAAGGGCACCATTTCATTAACTGCTGCACCTAATGTCGGTGATATTTACCAAGTAGTAGATGTTTTCGCTGGTGAAACAGTTCATGACGTAAAAATTAAATGTAGTGATTTAGACTCTAATGGTTCTCCTGCACTAGTTTTTGGTGTGGGTGATGGTGATGACACAGACTATTACATTGCTGCGTCAACTGCAGGACAAGATGGTTCTGCTGATGAGCAAGATAACAATGTATGTCCTAAAGTCTACTCAGCAGACGACACGATTGATGTCATCTGTGAGGTAGCACCTGCAACTGACGTTGCTACTGGAACTATTGAAGTTTGGATTTACATATCTTAATTTAAAGCGCATAGCCCAAGCCGGGACACCGTGTCTTGGGCTATACTAATGCCACTCCTTGGCATGTTCATCTATCGTTTAGGTAGTTTCCACACTCTAAAATTGCCATCAGGCAGTTGTTGAACAGAGGATCTTTTCCCATTACGAACAATTGCTGATCGCATTGAGTGCGTTTCTTTAAGATCAGCAACAACAACGGAATCGCCATCATTCATTTCGGACACGATAGTTGCCCATCTTCCTACATTTCTGTTGCAAGGTGCAGGAATACCCCTCTCTATGACATACATAGAGGACTTTTTATTTATATCAGTCATATCATTTTCGCTTCCTCTAATATAAATAAAAGTTAAATGACTCTCTATCTCCCTCTCGTTCGCCGGTAGGTGGCAATGTTTAAACCGGTTATGACGCGTCTCACCTACAGTTGGTGGGCTCTTCCTCAAGAGAGTCAAACTTAAAAGCGGGTTGAACTAATTTAACGACATAAAAGAATAATCACGGAGAGGTCACCTTACTCCGTGGGTGTCTTCAATTAGTCCAACCCTAAACCATAAACTTATGGGACATGTGCCCAATTACTGTTAGTATCAGGTAACAATTTTTTTTCTAGCAAACGTTGTTTTGCTCTGTCAGATAATTTGTTTGTCAATTCAGGATCAAGACTCTTTTCTATTTTATCCCACAAACATTCATAGCCATGTTTCTCACACCAAAGATCTGGTGTTTCTTCTTTGAAGGGACACTCATTTCTAAGTGGGTGTTCATTATATGGCATGACTACTCCGCCGTTAGCAAAAAACTCAGTAGTATCTTCTTCTTTTAAGTAACCTGCAAACTCCATGCCTGGTTCATCATAAAAGAATGAAAGACTAGCAGTCAGTTTATTATCTACCATCCATCTTCTTAGGTAATGAATGGCTACTTCTGGTGGTGCCCATGCAGTAGAAAACTCTACTTCATAGGTTTCTTCTGATTCATCTAGCACTTCATGGTCATACGTATTCCATTTAGTGCCCCAGTTATTTATACGCCAGTCATACCAAGAACTTGTATCATAGTCTCGTTTACATTGTATGTTTGGATCTAAAGCCTTAGGTTGTGGCACAATCTTACTTAAGTCAAAATAATTACTGTTTTGAGGATTTTCTTTATCCTCAGTAATTAATAAGTCTTTTATCTTTTTGCCTTCGTCTTCATCATCAAAATAAAAACGTGCTCTGTTATAACAATGATTTGGCATTCTTACCTCCTTGTATTAATGCAATATTCTGTTTTCTGGTGTTTCTGATTGGAACTCTTCCCATGTGCCATCATATGCACATGAGAAAAGCACACATGCTTTAACCTCTTCTTCATCAACACCAAACTTTTCAACAGCGGCTTGGATGCCATTGTCCATGGCAAAGTAACCAACGTCAAACATAAAACTTTTTAACTTACCCATATTCGCTCCTTGGATATAACTCCTTGAATTTCATAATAGCCTCGTCACTTGTCAGTTGACGTTCGTTATACTTCTTGCGTTCCCAATATACAGCGTCTGTCCAACTCTGCATGTTGCACTCGTAAGACTTGTTGTAGTCATACTGCCACTGTTTTTCTTCTAGTAACTCCATACTTACCCCCTATCTACGCCACTCAGGCTGTTTGGTTTGCCACTCTGCACGAACAGTTGGGATAGATACTTTGACAGGCTTTGTAAACAAAGTCTTAGCGTCTTTGTGAAACTCCAACTTCTCATGCGTCATAGTCTTCTTCATGATAAACAAGACCAATGAAGCAGTCAAACCGCCAACCATGGCAGCAGTCATACCTGCGAATGTGCCATAGAAGCACACCATCAGGGTAACTGTGATAAGCACGTCGACAAATACGTCGTGACCAATTGCTTTACGTCCGCCAGCCTTAAGCGCTAGCAAAAGCAGACCTAGTGCGGACAAAATTCCTACCAGTAACATCTCGATTCCTCCATGCTAGATAAGCCATGTAGCCAAATTGAATAAGTTCAATCAATATCCACAAGGCAGTAGTTAATGCACTTACAACGTTTGCACTCATAACATCCTCCATAATAAATAAAATATACACCCGAGGCCGACCCCGACACCGAGCAAGAGCAACGAGTATTGAATACTAGTTGCAAGACCGAACAATAGAAAAAGCACTGCAGTGCCGGTCAACACTGATATGCCAAACTCTTTGGCATACTGCTTACATTTCGACAATTTCTCCATAAGGAACCTCCATATTTTTATTTGTTGATATCCAAAGCACTGGATAATGTGGTTTGTCTCCAAAATCATTTGATTCTAGATCCGTCAGATACACAACTGCCTTTGTAAATGGGTAGTGTTCATTTACATACTCCATCACAGGAGCAAAGGCTGTGCCGCCTCGGCCGTAGTAACTGATTTGTAGTGGCAGATCATCTGGTGTATACGTCGTAGCCTCATTGACTTCGGTATCACACTGCAAGAAGTTGATCTTCTCTGGTGCCAGTTCTCGTAGAATACTAGATGCTTCTGCTGTGAACTGTGCAAGTTCTTTGTCAGAAATAGAACCAGATGTATCAACAGCCACTGTAATTTCTTCAAGGCCTGGACTGTGCAAAGATGGTAGATACATACCACCAGCGATAAAGCGTCTGTTTGGTCGTATCCAACTAAAGTCTGATTTGCTGTCGCCTCTCAAGAATCTTGAAAGAACTGCTTTCCAACAGACTTTTGGTTGCACGACATCTTCGATAAGTTTCTTCAATCCACCAGATACTTTGCCTGCCATCTTGGCACCTTCGGCTGCTTGATTGATTGCAACTTTTAGTTCTGTTTCAATCTGATCTTGCGTGCCCTGTGTGCTGTCTGAATCAGGATGATCTAACACAGCGCCACAACCACCGAAATCTATGGCTATCGCGTCCCATCCCCCGGGAGGTTCGGGTAATAGATCATAGATCTGTTCGGCGGTCATGTCGTTGTATTGATCGTCAACTAGTCCGCCATCAGGAAGTATGAAACCTTCGCTGATTAGAAAGTTGTTAATAGCATAATCACAAGCAATATTCCATTTCTTTGGATGTCTGTTGCCTCGACGAGTGATGTGCAGTAGCACGACATGCATAACCTCGTGAGCAATAAAGCCAATCTGAGCAGAGAATGTTAGTTTGTCATACCACTTTTTGTTGTAGTAAAGACGTTTGCCATCTGTGGCACCCGTCTGGTCTTCCCATTCTGTAGGGATCAGACGCAGACACAAAGTGCCAAAGAATGGATTGTCAAGCAATAGTCTTGCCCTGGCTTTAGTTAGATCACTCATTGAATATATCTCCTGTTAGTTTATCTTCCAACAATGTTTCACGAATGTCAGACATTGCGTCATCAGCATACTCTCTTTGTCGCTGTTCACGTTTGACACGTTCATCCTTCTCATTCATCTTTTGTAGACGATCAGCAGGGACGTGTGCCTCAAGCCACGGAGCAGCCTTGAGCAACTGATTAAGCGTTGTAATGTCGTGTTCTTCAATTAGATTGTTGAACTGACGAATTTGGTCTTCTCGTTTTTGATGCCTGTCTTCGTTGAACATACGAACTTCCTGACATTTTACAAATGTAGGATCGTCCGAAGGCACCCACACATCCAAGCGGCTGTCATAGTATGATTCACCTAGCAAAAACGAAGGCACCTTCATACTAGGCACATTCAGATTGTATGAACGCTTTTCTGTTTGCATATGGCCATCATCATCTACGTTGGTATCAACCTCACAACTGATGGTAATACCTTCGCAGGTGCGTTCTTTGACGAGATACGCGTCTCCCCAAAGTTCTTCCAAATGCAATTTAGTTTGCTCAATTTTTTCAACAATGCCTTGTCGTTCCAGAACTTGAAGCCCTTCATCTGAAGGGTATTCTCTCTCTGGATTAACACGAGCAAAAGCATTTTTAATGTTGGATCTAATATCGTGTAATAAAGATCCTGATAGACGAACAGTTTTCATAGTTACCTCCTTACAAAACTTTGTCTTTGTTTTTCACAACCCAATCTCGCACGTCAGGGTGTTGTCTGAAGTCAGGGTCTTTTGCATAGATACCCTTCATCACTACAACCTGATACTCTTTTACGATTTGGTTTGTGACTTGCATAATGTTAGCAAGCGTAGCGTCTGTTGCACGAACAGACAAACCAGTAGCAAGTGCGTAAAGCAATGCTGGGTTGTTGTCACGCTTGTAAGTATGTGGATTAGCAATTAGATAATCTAGATCAGGCAGATCGGCTCTGATCTCATTGAATGCTACGAACTCGCCTGCTGCTCCTTCGCCAACAAGTGACGCTACAGCGCCAAACAAATCATCTTTGTGTGGTTGTGTGTTGAGCATCTTACTAACCATCGCCCACGCCCGAGGAGTAGGGAACGCATAAGAATCGGGATCGAACGATGACAACAAGTTGTTACGATACGAAATAAACGCAATAACATTCTCATTGATACCATTCTGAATCGCCCAGACTTTCCAATCATCAAGCGTAGGCTCTAGTTCGAAGTGGGCAAACCTGTTTTTGACAGGTGCGGGCATTTGATAAACGGCTGCAGAATCCGTCAGCCTGTTACCAGCGGCCACGATTGCCCAACCAGGCGGTAACTCATAATTACCGATCTGTTTGTCAAGCAACAACTGCAAAAACGCGTTTTGCGTAGCAGGCGGTGCTGTTGGAAACTCGTCAATAAATAAAATACCACGATTGCCGTCACGTTCGACAATCGGGAATACATCAGGCACAGCCCATGATGTATACCTGTCGCCATTCTCTTTTTGACAGAGATATGGAATACCGCGCACATCTACCGGATCGAATAGATTAGCGCGAAAATCTAGAATACCAATATCCATCTCTTTGGCGAGTTGTTTTGGTATATCTGATTTACCAATGCCTGGACTACCCCACACCATTGTTGGGTAGCCGGCGGCAATATTACGTTTCATCTGTCGTAACAGACTACTTGGACTAGTTGATTGCATAATAACCTCCTATACTTTTCAACATTAAAATTACCACGAACACTCGTAGAAAACCTCTTTACCTTCTTCAATCCATTTGAGTGCTTTCTCACAGAACTCGAGATCCTGTTGTTTATACTCACGCATGGATTCTTCTTGGAACTGATGTCCCCAAAAGAAACCATCTGGACAGAAAGGTAAATCATCATTTTGCACAAGTTTTTGTAACTTGAGCACATCTTCTTTAGTAAGCATGAGGGGCACACAATTGAAGTCAGAACCCATAACACCAAAAGGTGTTTCTTCGTCTTTCTTGCTGTGCCACAAAGCCATCATAAATTGCTGAAGCCTAGCATGTTTGCGCCAATAGTATGGTGCTTCCATTCTATCTCCAATATTGTCATTTATATCAACCACGTTATCTGATTGTTCTTTTTTAGGTTTAAGAAAACCTGCATTTGCGTCTAATCCCATTTTTTACCTCCTTTGGAATAAAACAGGGGGCTTTCGCCCCCATAAAGTTATGCATTAGCAAACATATCTTGAGTATGATTTGCTGTTGCTTGGTTGAGTGTATTAGCAACATACACTGAATTGTCAGCGTGCTGTTTGTAATTCCACTCTGCTAGTCTTTGCTGACGTCTTTCGACTTCCGTCTGAACGCGCGAAGTCTTGAGAGACAAGTCTGAAAGACCAAACGACTCGCCAATGTCAGCAACTACGGCAGACAACATACGAGCCTTGCGACCGAGACCAAACATCTTGTCTTCACGTTCGATCAACCACGTTGGTAGTTCATCTTGTGCCGACACTTTGTCTGCCTCTTCTTTATACTCGTAACAAATAGCAGCAAACTCTGCCCATGTTCGAGTAGTCAATTGCAACAAGTTGATACCAGTTGACTGTGGGTCAACCTCAAGCAATGGCATAAAACCACTTGCAACAGTCTTGACTTGAGTCTCGAAATACTCACGTTCTTTCTGTGCTTGCTCTTTATCTTTGTTGTTGAATTGCATTTCAGTATCTTTCTTGGCATTGAATACCTTCATGATACCGTCAACTCTTGACTGCTGATACATTGGAGCACCATCTGCGTCAAGAGCATACTTCGCAAAATAGAAATCAGGTAACTTCCTGGGTTCTTGTTTTGCTCGCTCTTCAGAGCCCACTGGATCACCATTTGTGTCTGGTGTATACATAGACTCATCAGTCTTTAGTTCATTGACCAACTCTGGGCCGATCTCCTGATCAGCAGGGTCAAAGTGCGTTGCGTTTGCCATATTTACCTCCTTTGGCGTTATATATTGCTGCAAGTATCTTCTGATACTCACACAATTCATTAAATTCAACTCGAGAACGAGTTTCACTCGCTTCGGCTTTTTCTAGTATCTCGGGGGAGATACTCACTTCTTCTATACACATACAACCTCCTGTTATATAAAATAAGAACATTTACAAACACACTCGCAGGAGACATTTGTAATGGCTCCTGCATAGGCCAGGGGGGGTAGAGCGTGTTGTGGTGTTAGTGGACTACGCAAACACGGGAACCGTGTTTAGCCCCCTCAGGGCGGCGTGGGGAACTTACCCCACTACACGCGACAAGGCTGAGCGGCTGTAAAAGTGTTGTGTATCGGGTAGTGCGCCGCAAACACGGGCACCGTGTTTAGCATAGGCAGTCCTATGCGGCGTCGCACGGGTAGATACACAACACGCAAGCAGAAAGCACACCTGCATGAGCACACCTGCTCCCTTAGCAACCGATAAAGAGCCGACGCCGTAGGCGTCGACCATTATTCTTTCTTGTATATAAAAAAGGGGAACCAATGCATTGATTCCCCTAATAGCAATTTACTGCAACTAGTTATATATGGAGATTTTCCTAGTTGACAGCGGAAGGACGCCAATCGACTCTATTTTTATCCCTACGACTCCATCGGGGGATCTGAAAATTCTTTAAGTTCATCTCTAATTTCATTTCTAAACTTTCTAAATTCCCAAATTGACCAAGTGGAAACTTCATAGATGACACTAAAACCACCTATAAAGATACCAAGTGCTATTCCTAATATAAACCATAATAATCCCATGTGCGTTCTCCTATAATTAATTAAAAATCAGTTTGCTTTGTCTTGCAGGCTACGTTACTTAGTCTGGTCACCTTCCCAGATACAAACTGAAGGGGGGACTTTCTCATTTCCCCCATGGGTGTTCCGTAACCAACGCCATGCTAGTTATTGAGGCGAAGCATGGTTGCCCCAGCAACTACGATGTAGTTGCTGTTTGTGCAGGTGCCTGTGCTACAGGTTCTGCAACAGGTTGGTTGTCCTGAATAAACAGGGCAACCTTCTCACCCGCTTTGATATCAAAGTCTGGGTAGAAGTTAAGACCTGATTTGTGACCAACGCCGTTGCCGACTGCCACCAATCTGGACTGCTCTTTACCTGTTTGAGAGTTAACAAAAGTGCCTCTCTCAACTTTACCAACATATTTAATATTACTCATAATTACCTCCTAGGTAAGTAATAAATCCAACACTCTCTATGGTGTCGGGGTTAACACTCAATACACCCGTATCAAGTTCAATTATTTACACACTAGCAATGGACATTTGTAATGGCCATTGCCAATGGTTGCCTCAGTCTTGGATGCCGAACATGGAGACCACCCAACCCTGCAGGGTTCCAATCCAATGCAACGTATGCTCGAGGACTTGGTCAACACATACGCCCCGTTCCTTTTATAACCAATATTGCCTTCGCAGAACGACTACCCAACAATTTTTTAAGGTTATTTACATTCAAATACACACTAGCAGTGGACATCTGTGATGACCACTGCCAAAGAGCGAGGCGACCTGTGGTCGCCGAGCGACATACCTCGTGCTAAATGTTCCACATGTTCCACGTGGTTCCACGACTCATGGAACACATTTAGACGCATAGTAGTGCGTGTTTCGAGGTCTGGTTCCACTGGTTCCATTAAAAATAGAACTTCAAACAACGAACCATGAACCACGATCCACGGTCGACTATACTGAGTGGCTTAGTTCTTCGTGGAACACTGGAACCAAGAGCACCCAAGTGAGCACGCAACGCTTGCTACTGCAGTCTAAAGTATGGTTCCACAACGTGGCACACCATCGGCACACTTCCGTGGAACCGATGGAACCACTGAGTGTGCACATCGCAACCCGATGATGCACACTGATGATAGTAGTTGGGGATAAAAAAAGGGGGATGAAACACCCCCCCGAAGGCTAGAACCACTCCTTCATAACCTTTCTTCTGCTCTTCCACTCAAGGTGAAATAACCTACTCATGATTATGAGGGCAATGATGCCTGTTATGTTAAGTATGATTTCTAAGATATGTAATATCACGTTGTTCTCCTAATAAGTAGGGGGGCTAGTTCAACCCCCCAAGGTGCTTAACTGGTTAAGCGTATATGTTATGACCACATTCCTGACACTCAAGATCTCGAATGTCAGATGGGATGTGATCCGTGAATGAATGCGATTGAACTGTATCGCATATAGGACAGATTATAATGTCAACCATTACTTGCCCTCCAATTCCAATTGCTTTGCTCTTGATTGTCTACCAGCGTTGTAACCCTGTTTGACAAGAGAACCATATTTGGCGATAGTAGATTTAGAATCAACAGCACCGTTCTTTAAGGATGTAGGTAGATCCTCAACACCGTTATGCACCGAAGCAGATATAGAACCAAGTCCAATGCAAATTTTACCAAGTATATTCATTTTTCCTCCTATGAATAAAATTAATAACACTTACATACAGACTCGCTATGGACATCTGTAGATGGACATAGCAAAAAAGCAATACAAGGTTCCAATGACTGAAAACTTTGTGGTAATGACAGTTGTCGAAAGGAAAGGGTATGCGGTTGCTATGATAGTAGTAACCAATGCGTGAGCGATATAGTCCATATTTTTCAAAAAAATTTTCGCACAAAAAATTTACAAGTTATCCACATGTGTGGTATTTTTAGCATATGAGCTTAGTCACAAAACAAGCACTTGAAGTAACCCAAGAAGACCGAACAGAGCTTCAGTCTCATTTTCCCTACGCAGGAATTAAATTATCCGAGCTTTCAGTCCAAGAAGAAAGATTGATTTTGTTTTATATAAGAGGGATGAGTAAAGCGGCAGCGGGCCGTGCAGCGGGGTACAGGAACCAAGATACTGTGTACACGGTTTTCCAAAAACCGAAGATCCAACAAGCGGTCGAATATCTACGATCCGAGTTCCGTGAAGAAGTAAAGTTCGATAAGAACACAGCGACCACTATGTATTTAGAAGCGCACAGAAAATCTGCGAATGCGACCGAAGAAAAAAATGTCGTAGACTCGTTATGCAAACTTCACGGTCTATTTGCACCAGAACAAGCAACACAAGTTAATATTAATGTAGACAAGATCCAACAATTAGAAAGATTACCAGACTCCGAACTACTTAAATTAGCCGGAGTAGATACGCAATATCTAGAACCTAAAGGAGAAACTAATGACTAGTAAGTATGAAATGGCTGCTAGAGTCAGAAAAAAGAAAAGGAAAGTCACTAAGTTAAAAGGCAAAAAAGGAAAAAAATTTCCTGATTTGACTGGTGATGGGAAAGTAACGTTTGCTGATATCTTAAAAGGTAGAGGCGTAAAAAGGAGGAAATAATGCATTGTATAAATCAACCCCAAAAGAAAATGTCAGGTAAAAAACCTAAAAAGAAAAAGATGGGAAAAGGCATGTATAAGAAAGGGAAAAAATAATGGGACTAAATGCGCCCCACCCGACTAACATGAAAAAATTTGCTAAAAAAATGAACAAGTATAAATTTATACCAAAAACAGGAGGTAAAAAGAAAAATGCCAGCAAAAAGAAAAACTACTAAAAAGAAAAGTAGCAAGAGGAAAGGAGCTACTCCAACTAATCCTAGTCTATACGCAAGGGTAAAAGCCGAAGCTAAACGAAAGTTTAAGGTCTACCCAAGTGCATATGCCAATGGTTGGTTAGTAAGAACTTACAAAAAACGTGGCGGCGGGTATAGATAATGGCTAAACCCACCGGTGGCCTAACCGCATGGTTTGGTAAAGGGCCCAAGGGTGATTGGGTTGACATCGGCGCCCCGAAGAAAAAGGGTAAATACCAACCTTGTGGTAGAAAATCTGCCAAAAAGAAAGGTAAACGTAAATACCCAAAATGTGTGCCCCGGTCAAAAGCTAGATCTATGACCGCAGCACAGAGAAAAAGCGCAGTCAGGAGGAAACGTGCAGCGGGGAACCCAGGCGGTAAACCTAGAAACGTAAAAACTATTGTTAGGAAAAGGAAACCTGCAGTAAAAAGAAGGAGGACTCGTGCCAAGAAAAAGAGATAAAATGCCTAAAAGGAACAAAAAGAACTTTAGGCCAACTAAAAAAGGCGCTGGTATGACTAGAGCAGGCATAAAAGCCTATAGAAGAAAGAATCCAGGGTCAAAACTAAAGGGAGCAGTTACAGGAAAGGTCAAAAAAGGGTCAAAAGCAGCAAAAAGACGTAAATCTTACTGCGCAAGAAGCGCAGGACAGATGAAAAAGTTTCCAAAAGCAGCAAAAAACCCAAATTCAAGACTAAGACAAGCTAGAAGAAGGTGGAAATGTTAGAAAATATTGTAGGAGTGATCATTTGCATAGGTGCGGGGGCTTTTGCCTACGTATCTACTCACATGGTTGAAGAAAAAAGACAAGGAAAGCGCATAGCGTTCCCTTGGGAAAAGGAGTAAATATGGCATACGGTACAGGCATGTATAAAAAGTCGTCAAAAAAAGTCAAAAAGACTAAGAAAAAGACGATGAAAAAGAAAAAGAAGTAAGTGACAGAACAAACCAAGATAGAATGCTATAAGTGCAAGAAACTTTTAGCAGATAACCTCGTTTTACCTAAGGGACTGTGCGTGTATTGTGCTGCAGATGAGTCTGAGCAGTTGCCCGTACCTAAAAAACAAGAAAAAACACAAGATAAGGCAAAAATGCGTGCGGAACAAGAGCTCGCAATGCGTATTCTAGCCCGAAAACGTATGTTGCCGTTTGTGGAGAAGTTTAATCCCGATTACCAAGCAGGATGGGTGCATAAAGACATATGTAAACGCTTAGAAAAATTTAGCCAAGATGTTGCTGATCAGAAATCCCCAAGACTGATGCTTTTCATGCCACCTCGGCATGGCAAAAGCACTTTGGCTAGTGTCGCCTTTCCTGCTTGGCATTTGGGGCGTAACCCTAGCCATGAGTTTATAAGTTGTTCATATTCTGGATCTTTGGCCATGAACTTTTCTAGGAAAGTCAGACAGGTGCTAAGAGAACCAAACTATAAAACTATTTTTGAGAAAACCAGATTAGATAAAGATTCACAGTCCGTAGAGTCCTGGCAAACTAGCCAAGGCGGTGGGTATGTAGCTGCTGGTGTTGGCGGTGGTATCACAGGTAAAGGTGCGCACGTGTTGTTGATCGATGACCCGATAAAAAACCGAGAAGACGCAGAATCTGAAAATAATAGGGAGGCCAACTGGGATTGGTACACTTCTACTGCTTATACCCGTCTTGCGCCTGGGGGCGGTATCTTAGTTATTTTGACAAGGTGGCACGATGACGATTTAGCTGGCCGTTTGTTACAACAAGCTGAAGAAGGTGCCGATGAATGGGAGGTAGTTAAGTATCCTGCGATTGCAGAAGAAGATGAAGAGTTTAGAAAACAAGGTGAACCTTTGCATCCAGAACGATACAGCCTTGAGTCATTAGACATGATACAAAGAGCCATCGGACCTAGAGATTGGACTGCGTTATACCAACAGAACCCCGTGTCAGACGAAGGTGATTATTTCACGCGTGACATGATTAGATATTATGAACCCGATGAAATAGAGTATGACAGATTACGATATTACTCTGCGTGGGACTTGGCTATAGGACAACGAGACAGGAATGACTTTTCTGTAGGTATTACTGTGGGTATCGATGAGTATGATAATATGTTCGTGGTAGATCTTATCAGAGGCAAGTACGACGGGTACGAATTAGTAGAAAAGATACTAGACTTCTATGAACAATGGCGACCAGGGATCGTGGGCATAGAACGAGGACATATAGAAATGGCGATTGGTCCGTTCTTAGAGAAACGTGTAGCAGAACGCCAACTAAGTTCTGCATATTTTAAAGATTTAAAAGTAGGAAGAAGAGATAAAGAACTAAGAGCAAGAGCAATCCAAGGTAGAATGCAACAAGGTAGGGTATACTTTCCTAGAGAAGCGCCCTGGACTGGAACTATGATTGCAGAATTGTTAAGGTTCCCAAATGGGGTTCACGATGACCAAGTTGATGCGTTGGCTTGGGTGGGTCTTATGATAATGGAGTATGCAACTTTTTATGAAGCTCCAGAACATATACCTTCGTGGCGAGATAGGTTAAGATATATAGCAAAAGGGCCGAAGAAAAAATCGGCGATGAGTGCGTAACATGGCATACGAGAGCAAAAAGAAAAAACAAACCATAAAAGAAGCCGAAGAGATAGCGTTAGCAAAGAGTCAATTTGATTCTTACGTTAGAGCTAGAGACCATGGCCATGACCAATATATTCAAATGGCTAAAAAATGCGACGCCTTTTATCGTGGTGAACAGTGGGACGATTACGATATGCAAGAACTCGATGACCAAGGTAGACCTGCTCTAACTATAAATACCATACTACCGACCATAAATGCTGTCCTAGCAGAACAAAGTTCAAAAAAAGCAGACATACAATTCAAACCCAGAGGGGGCGGAGAACAAGAAGTAGCAGATGTGCTTACGCAAGTTTATGCTTATATCGCAGATTACAACAAGTTAGATTGGGTAGAACAACAAGTTTTCTCTGATGGTCTTATACAAGACCGTGGTTACTTTGATGTAAGAGTTGATTTTACTGAACACATACAAGGAGAAATCACTATAGAAGCAAAAGACCCAATTGATATTCTTATAGACCCAGATGCAAAACAATATGACCCTAGGACTTGGAATGTAATATTTGAAACTAAATGGATGAGTATTGATGAAATAGAAGAAACTTATGGGCAACAACAAGCAGACAAGTTAAGAATGTTGGCGGAAACTGGTACTACTTTGGGCGCTGACTCTATGGAATTCGAAGAAGAAAGATATGGCGACACAGATGAGTACAATTACGGACAACAATATTCTGGAGATCCAGAAAATGCACGGATGCTCCGTTCTATTCGTGTCATCGAAAGACAGTACTACAAGTTAGATGACTGCATGTTCTACGTCGACCCCGTCACAGGGGACAA